GGCTTTGAAGAGGTGTTCCGAGACGGAGAGAGTAGAATTAATGAGGAAGCTACGCTTCTTTGTTATGTCCTCCGTCACGGCGTTGAGAGAAAATCCAGTCCAGGATTTCCTCTTAACACTCTAAGCAGTGAAAATGACCGTCTCCTTGAGCACTACTATTATGTTATACAACAGGCAGTAGTGGAGCGGTTAAATTTATTGCTCAATTTCAACTGTGATGTAGAAGATCCAGTTGAACTGGTTAGGATGGGTTTGTGTGACCCTATTAAGCTATTTGGTAAAGATGAACCCCATAAACAAGCAAAAATTGCGGAGGGTCGTCTTCGATTGATATTTAGCGTTGGTTTAGTTGATAATCTTGTTGCTAGGTTGCTGTTTACAGCACAGAATAAAGCCGAGATCGAATCCTACCAGCACATCCCAGTCAAGCCTGGCATGGGTGGTTCAGATGAGCAGCTCGCTCAAATGTACCAGACCGTATGTCATAATGCTGATGTTGGTGAAAAGCTAAATCAAATCAGGGAAGTCGATATCAAAGGTTGGGACTTTTCCGTTCAGGAATTTGATTTTAATGCAGATTTAGAACGTCGAATTAACCTCAACGGTTCGCGCGGAACATGTTGGGAAAGAATTGCCAGAGCTCATTATCACTGTATGGCCCGCAAAGTTGTGGTCTGCTCAGATAGTTTGATGTTCAAGCAATCGATTCCCGGTATTATGCCATCAGGGTGGTATAATACTTCCAGTTCAAATTCCAGTATAAGAGCTATGAATGCTTATCACATTCAGCTCAAGTCAAACCCCGACATTGAATGTTGGTGTATTACTATGGGAGATGATACTGTTGAGAGGTATGTTCCTGATGCAGAGTTTATGTATTGGGAGTTAGGTAAGACCTGTGGCCTTTTAAATAAGGTAACAGGGGAGAAGTTTGAGTTCTGTTCTACAGAATTCACGGACACGCGGTTAGGTTACCCAGTTAATGTAGATAAACAGTTATTTAACTTGTTGAACTATGTTGCGCCATCACATAGTGATGGTCTCTCACGTTGGGAACAATTCAAATATGAGATCAGACATCATCCTGATTTCAGATCTCTGGTCGATGTTGTACTGTTGAGCGGTTGGTTAAACACCATTCCGGCTCCGGTACTCTTTAACATGTAGAACGGTGGCGACATGCCCGTCGGAGGACGTTAACCTTATTGGGTCGCTCATGTAATTTCCAAATCTTTTAGAGCTAAACAAAACGCCTAGAGACTGCACGGAAACCCTTCTTCGACAAGGTTTTGTAGCGATGGACAGTCCCGTTTCTCATTGCGGCATCCAATACAAATGAGAAAAAGAAATAACAACAACAAGAAAGCAGTAAAGCAACTTGTGAAGAAGATGAAAGCGGTCAAAGTCGCTGAAAAGCCTAAACCCTTTTCCAAAGCTGGATCCATTGCTGGTAAAGCAGTTGGACAAATGTTTGGTTATCCCAAACTAGGCCAAGGAATCGGAAAATGGCTTGGGTCAGGAATCGGACAAATATTCGGGTCTGGTGATTACACCATGACTGGTCCTTCTCCCTCATATAATGTTATGGTGAACTCTAATCAAGTTCCCAAGTTTAGTACCAATGGTCAAACTAACATTGTGTGTCATAGAGAATACTTAGGAGATCTTAATGGTACCACAAGTTTTAATTTAACTTCGTACCCATTGAATCCTGGAATTGATACCACGTTCCCGTGGTTGAGCACTATAGCTCAAAATTATCAAGAGTACAGAATTCATGGATTAATATTTGAGTTCCGACCTTTAATCACTGATTTTGTTACAGCTGGTCAGCCTGGTGTGGTCATCATGGCTACAAACTATAATGCTGATGCAGCTCCCTATTCATCAAAACAACAGATGGAAAATTCAGAATATGCTGTTTCTGTTAAACCAACGTTGGGTTTAGTTCATGGCGTTGAGTGTGCCACTCCGCAAACTATATTACCACAGAGATTTATCAGAACTGGTTCTGTACCCTCTGGACAAGACCTACGTCTATACGACCATGGTAATTTCCAGATTGCTACACAAAATAATGCTATAACAAGCGCCATTGGTGAACTTTGG